TTACTTTCTCAGAAGCCTCTTAAACTCATCTGCTAAAGATTTTGCTCTTAATAACAATAGCTCAGTAACTGATGTTACGTCAGAATCATATGATTCAACCCTTTGAAGTGGTAAATCGCTTGAGGCATGAACCTCAACTAATCCCGCCTCATTAATCCTACGTATGCTAACTTCGCCATTTCTCGAAGCAATAAGAGCATCCTGCTTTAACTCACTATCAGGTTTAATTTCCTGACCACGCTCAGATTTATATGTTTTATCTTCTTCAATAACGCCAATACGTTTGAAACGCTTTTGCATAATACTTTCTGCAGAAGCGAGATCATCTGGGTTAGGACGTCGAGTAACCATATTTATACACGTAATGCCTTTTAAAGAAAGCATACGTTCTACGTTATCTGGCTCGGTTAATATTGTAACATTAATCTTCCCAAACTTCTCTATAATTCTCTCATGAGAAAATATTCCATTCAGAAAATTTTCTATTTGTTTTGATGTAAGATGCCGACCTTTGTCCTGCATCTCATAAACTAAAAGATGGCTGGCAGGTAGAAAAACAAAAGAGAATCGAGCCACATTTGGTTTTAAATTCTCAGGTATACTTATCCTTTCCTTTTGCTCATCTGAGGCAATGTCTTTCTTTACAATATCGAACCAATCTCCATCAACATCAATATCTGTATACTTTAGAATTTCCCCTTCAAAAGGTTCACTAACTACCTGATCTTTCCTGTAAGGATAAAAGTGTGATAAAGTCGCGAAAGAGTCCCCCCTCAAATTAACATTTCTCGCGTTTTTTCTTGCCATTCTGAACAATTCTACATATTTTTCTGGCGAGTGGGGATGCATTGTTATATTCACCGCCCCATAAGTTAATTTTTTTGGTCTTGCCATTTATCAGTGTTTCCTTATTGAGTTAAAAAGCAATATATACATGAAAAACATAAAGAAAACCATGTCATAACGCACACCACTTAATAACCAAAAGGAATAAAAAAACGATAGTGTTATTCAATAACAGTACAGAATGCTCTCCCCACCATGCCAACCTATTTCGTAGTACAGCTCTCATACAAGTGAATGACATACAAAAAAGTTACCCCGAACAGGCCGTCTCAGTAAAAATGCTCCTTAAATCAACATCCAAATTAATGCCACCTGCAACAAAAAACCTTACCCTTAGGCTTAATGTTTGGCTTGGCTGTAGCCTTACCGTAACGCTCCGCTCACCGTCGCGGCCTGTCCGGTTTCTTCCACTGATACGGCCTCACATCATCCTGCTGGTGGCGTTCCTGTTGCAGCACAACGGAAACAGGCGCTGAACACCTGTTAATTTTGCTTGCTGGTTGTTTGATTTCGGCAATGCTGCGGAGCATCTCCAGCATATCGGCTTCGGTGATGGTCATGATTTACACCTTAGGAAATCTTAGGGGCTGGTTGACACTTTCCGGCTTAAGACCTTAACAAATCTTAACATCGCAGGTTGACACACTTGACACTTTTTCGCGAAAAACCTTATCAAACCTTAGCATTTCTAAGCATGGCAACTTGACACTTTTCGCGATTTTTTCGGCTTTTTGACGTGGTAAATCTGGCGAAAGGCCAGTAATGGCGCGGCTTACAGCGAGGTTGACACTTTTTCGCGTTCAGAGTGTAAAGTGTCAACCTGGCAAGCTGCTCAACTTGACACTTTTTGATGTCATTGATGGTCTGATTTTTCCCATTCAGCCAGGGCGTTTAGCCCGGCTTCACTCCATGATTCCAGTTCATCGGGATAATCACCTGCAACATAGCAGAGTTCGCAACGCAGCATACGAATTGCCAGCCTGGCATTACCTCGCAAATTGTATTGTTCAAAGTAATGCTGCCCGTCGCAATCCTCAAGGCAGATAGCACCATCATCAAGAAAGTGCACTTCCCAGCCTAATTCCCCGGCTGCATCCAGCACACGCTGCTGTATGCCCTCGTCCGTTGCTGGCGCAGGAATTTTACCGCCTCTGGCCTTAACTGCTTTCCAGAACTCGCCCCACGTCATTTCCAGCGTTCTCTCTGGCCACATTTCAGAAACTGTGTCTTTTCCCTGTGCTGGTGGGCTGTTCCGCTGCTCTGTCGCTTCCACATCGATTTTTTTACCGGACATGACCACTTCGCCTTTCTCGATCCAGTCGTAAACTGTCTGGCGGCTTACGCCTTTGTGTTTGGCATATTCTGCCTTACTCATCAGCATTATGACTCACCCTTCTTTTTCCAGTTGAGCCAGCCGCCCGGATATTTCTTCCAGTTTTTCCAGGGCTGGCTTGCAGGCCGCATCAATAACGTCCCGGACCATTCCGGCAAGCTGTTCTTCTGCTGTCGGCGTTGTTACTTCCACGCCCGATGGTTTCCCGCCCTTATCCCAAACACCAAGCGGCACGAGCGCAACGTGATCGATAAGAAATGGCGTACCCTCAATAAAAAAATTGTCCTCGCCCATTACATCAGGAACTTCTGCCCCACCTGAGGCACCACAAAACACAACCGACGGACTGGTGGATACCTCCCCTCGGGCTTTCTGGATGTAATCGATGATTTCCTGCCCGTAAATCCGGCATACGCCCCACACCTCGTCACCGCGAATATACGGCAACATGACGGTGCCAATAATGCGCGAGCGTTCGCCCACGTCTTCAAGGGTTTTGCTTTCGGGATGGTCGATAATGACGGGTACTCCGGCGCAACGTTCCAGGAACTGCGGATTGAGATAAGTTTGCGGTGAACGCCAGACAAATTCTTTTTCTTCTGCGCGGTAGGCCATTCCGGTTCCTGTGATACGCAGGTTAACCAGCCACATGTTGGAAAACTGATAAGGCGACGGTAGCTGTCCGTCCCGAATCTGCTTCGCCGCCTCAATTTCTGTTAAAAGCATAATGTTATCCGGTTATAAGCAATAAGCCCCGCCAAATCCGGCAGGGCTGAACTCAGCACGTTTTTCATGCCCCCGCGAGGCTTGCAACGTTAATTTTGACCAGGCGACGGGGAGGGATTTTGAAAGCACTAAGCCAGTTATTCGGATCCCCCTGATATTCAGTAATCCGCCGTCCGGCTTCATCCATTCTTACGGTTTTACGCAAATAGCCCGGCGTATTTTCCACAGCCCACTGAACACTGTCTTTTGCAGCCTGGTAAATCTGATCTTCCAGCACCGCCAGCGTTGCAGAATCTGAAACGGAACGAATATCCACATCACTGAATTTTTTAGCCAGCTTCTGTGCACCAATTAATGCACGCTTGCGGTAATCCATCGACTTTTCACCAGCAAACGGGGCTGGAGCGCGACGGCCCATATTGCTGTATGCGGAATCCGCTTTAGCCTGGGCTTCTGCCAGTGAGGATTCATCTTCGACTGACGCGACGATGTTTTGATTCGCGTTATCCTCGTCTGCTTTTGTGAAATCCTGTGCGGGGATCGCATTCAGAATTTCGATAATCTCCTGCGGAGTGCTGCCCTGCGACTCTGACAGAGCGTTAACCACCTCCATCAGTTTTAATCGCAAATCTTCTTTGCTTGCTGGCATTTTTACCACCTCTCTTTTTTCACCAAAAAATCACGACCATCAGGCCGGACGTTCTACGGGATAAAGCGCCCGCTGCATTAAACGCCGGGCGACCTCATGAATGCTCGGAGCAATCCCCAGCGGAGAATTGCGGCGTTCCTCGTCCTGGATGCGCTGTAATGCTTCAATCTGATCACGAGCGAGTAAAACGGGTTTCACGCTGGCTTTTCTCATAGTCATATCTCCTGACAAAACAATGATTATGATTGCACAAACTGAAATAACGATCTACATCATTGCAATTTATGAAACGATAACGCATGATGATCGCGTTCTTCCCATTGACTTCAATCACCTGAAAAACAAAGCCCGCAACACTTCTGGCTGCGGGTTTTTTACTGGCACAAAAAAGCCGGGAAAAATCCCGGCCTCCGTCACTGACTGCAATTTTTCGATCCAGGGTATTTCCTGAATGCCTTACCATTGGGCTGATGTAATCCCATCCCGGCATGTGCCCGGCTGATGGTTTCGCGCATCTCCCCGAAATTATCCTGCCTTGCTGGTGGGCGTGCTGCCTTGTGGATACATTCCGCGCGACGTTTTGCCGCCTGTTCCCGTGCCTTGTCATCATTCGCCAGCATGATGACCTCAGCCCACCGCGCCGCCGCTCTCCGGTACAGGCCACGCGCTTCCAGTGCTTCCGCTTTGCTGTCGTGAATCATGCGCCTGTTTTCTCCTTTGCTACCCGGCGCTGACGTTTGCGCTTCTCATTCAGCGCCACCAGCCGCGTTTCTGCCTCCTGCTGTTCCTGTGGTGTCACCTCGCCGCACGGCTGGCCTTTCAGGTCGTAACGTGCACCACCAGCCATTAAGGCGCGGTAATAGCGCGGACACTGCGCATAAGATGCCAGCGTCGCACGTAATGCCCCCGGCCCGAACGCCAGCCCCCTGACGGCGATATCCTGCATCAGGTCGTCAAATATCCCCACCTTCAGCGGCTTCGGAGCTTCCCGGCTGAATAATTCAGGCCACAACTCAGTGAGGCGGTTAACGCGCCTGCGGTTTTTGCGCTGGCGTTTGGTCATATGCCGCCACGGTGTCGCCCCTGTGGGCTTCTGCTGCGCTTTCTGGTTACCGGGCATCACTTTATGCGCCGATGTGGTTTTATCCTGCTCCTGCGCCGCCTGCGTCGTTTTCTGCGGCGTGCCGTAAATGCCTTTCGGTTTTCTGTTAATGGTCAGCTTTGTCATGCTTTGCCCCATCGTTACAACTGTCTACCAACTGTCTACTGATATAATTTATTGATTTATTTCATATTATTCACACGTGAATAAAAAATAATCTATCAACTATCTACCAACTGTCTACCGCATTAATGCATTGATAATTAATGATTTTTTCAAAATGGTAGACAGAGTAGACAGTTAAAAGAGAAATTTTAAAAATGAACCCTTAACTATCTGTTTTTATATACCCCCGTGGTTTAGGAATATAGAAACAACTGTCTACTCTCTACCACACTTAAAAATATCTATACAATTCAATGCATTAATTGGTAGATAGTTGGTAGAGGGTTAAGTATTACTGTCTACCAACCGTCTACCTTTACGTTTCAGCTTATAAATTTCGTATTATGTTCTGTCGTTAATCCCTGTTGCTGCTGGCAACCAGCCATCAGCATCATCATCTAACAGAACATTTGTTATCACTCGCCCTTTATCCGGGCCTTTAGTGCATTTAGCCCGCTTATACTCCTTTCCGTATTCCGCCATAGCACCCGGCATATCAGTGCCAAAGCGTTTCAGTGATACTGGTTTTCCCAGACCATGCGCTGACATATAGGCTAAATAAGCATGATACAGATATCGCCTCGGGCTAAATGGCACTATTCCCGCATTGCCCACCATCATTCCTTCACATTTAACCAACGACATCAGATATCCGCAAAAGTCCACCAGTGAATCACCCTCACGTTTTATCACCAGAGCCTCTTCTGATTTCTGCTGCTCATATAACAGACGTCTGGCTTCATCCTTGTCAGAAAAACGAGTAAGCAGGTGGCGAATCACTACCGCCAGTTCGCCTTCTATTTTTTCCACCAGCATGGGATCGCGTTCGTTCTCCGGTACGACCTCAGAGAAATTAAATATCACCCTACGACGCGAGATCCCTCCACTGCGATCACTGAATGACATGGCGTTATTGTTTACTGCCAGTACTACCGCCGGAATACGTGTGGAGTAGGGGGCTTTATGTTTCGGGTCGATTGCCACCTTGTCGCCGCCAGTAATTGCCTTAATTCCTGCACCATCTCCAGCGTAGCGGGCCATATCCGGCATGATAATCAGCGAAAAGCCAACGACTAACGCGCGTTCCCTTGCGTCTTCCAGCGCCTTCATGCTTGCCGATACTGTGTTGGCCTTACCAGCCAGCATGGTACAAATCTCCGCCATCACACTTTTACCGCTTCCGCCCGGCCCCGTTACCTCAAGGAATAACTGCCAGTCGTACCGGTTCGCCAGTACCATGAATAATGCCGCCAGTACGCGATCCGCTTTACGAGCATTATCCGCCACCGAACGACGCAACCACTTCCAGAAATTCGGCGCATGTGTTGCCAGCGTTTCCCCCTCTGCTGGTGAGCTGAACGGTAATTCACTGGCATTTAACAACCAGTCATTTTTGTTGTGCTCCCGAAAATTTCCTGTCCTGGTATCAAATACCCCGTTACTGAATCCAATAAGATTCCTGTCTGCCCCGCCCATAACAGGCAGGCTCAATTTCATTGTGTCTACGGCAAATTTAATGGCGTTTTGCGAATAACTGATTCCAGCATCAATAAAAATCTTCGCCATAGACCGCTGGAGTTCCTTATCAGATACAGGCACCCAGACAATTCCGTTGTAATGGTGAACTACATCAGAATCGTCATTTATAGCCAGTGCCCTTCCATAATATTCAAGCAATACTTCCCCTCTCTGGCTGGCTCCCATCTGATTTAGTGCTGGCCTGGGTAGGTCACTATTTTTTGTGACTAATTTCATCGCTGAAACTTCCCCGCGCTCTGCCTGTTCGCGGATCCGTTGCAGGTAGTCGCGCCAGTTCTCCGGCTCCCGGTCGGTGATGCCTTTGTATAATTTCGCATCCTGTACGCCAGCCAGCGCCAGCTTTTCAGCAATAGCGTTGATCTGAATTGGCTCCATTTCCCCCGCGATATAAACACGCGCAAAGCGGCGCTCATCGTCAATAATGCGGATATTCGCCAGGTCTGCCAGTTGCTTCGGCCCCAGGTAAACAGGTGATACGTTATCGCCGTGTTTTCGTCCTTCGCTTTCAATCCAGTGTTGAGCATGGGAGTAAGCGTCCGTCCCGGCAAAAATGATTACCTCGGTGAATTTATCCTTCGGCTGATATTTTAAATTCGGTGCGTTTTTCACTTCTTACCTCCCGCAACCAACATTGCCCGGATTTTTTTAATATTCGTGGCTGCACGTCTCGCCACTGCCTGTTGTTTGTTTTCCACCAGAATAAAATCACGCTCAAACTGACGGCGCGGCATTACGCAGTCATATTCGTAAGCCTCACGGCGGTAGGTGATATTGCCTGGCGTAACGTGACGAATAACCACTCGCCCCCCACGTCTGGTGTCGCGGTAAATATCTCCGTGTCTGATTTCAGGCCGAGCGGGGCCGCTGGCAGTAAAGCCAGAATTTTTCTTTTTCATGGTTTTATTTTCCTGTCAGCAGTTCCGGTTTTATTTCCGTACGAATACAAAGTTCAGAAAAAAATTCAGGAGAACCAACAATCTCATTACTTTTCAGTCGGCATTGTGATTTCACTTTCCCTTTATCCAGGTAAACCAGTACGCGTCCGGTGAAATCATCTGGCACATTAAGCACTACGGGTACATGCGCTTCATGATTATGCATGGCTTACATCCTCCGTGAATTTTCTTCTGTAACGCGTCTCTGCCACATATTCCGCATAGTCCGACGCAATACTAAGAATCATTTCACCCTCTGACTTGTAGCCACTGGTATTGATAAGAAAATATGCAGCTTTCATCATGTCAGCAACGCTCAACAATGCGCCCGCTGCATCTTCCGGTGCGCCATCAAATTCCCGTTTCAGGGAATTAAAACGATCATCACGCATGTTTACCCCCCTGAATGACCTGATAACCGCAACTGGTCAGCAACTCGATAAATTCCGGCAGTGTGCCGAAACAGCAATCATCACGCAGCCGTTCGCGGGATACTTCAACGCCGTTTTCGTAGTGACTCACCATACACCCGGTAAAATGCAGATCATCATCGTGATGGCTCGTTGACGGCTTAATCAGTCGCGCACGTTCCGCCAGTTCCAGCAATGCTTCAACGCTTCCGGCAATTGCACCATCCGGCAGGTGGTAATTACGCACTATGCGCCCGTTCTCCACATTGACCAGCAACTGCCCGGTAAATTTCTCGTCAAACTGAATGCTGTTAAGGTCAGAAATTGACAGGTTATGCATGGTGCACCTCCTGCACATCAGCCATGATAATTTTTCCGGTCTTATCCAGTGCCTGATCGGCTTTTAGCTGCACAAATGCTAAATAATGGGAGATGCATTCTGATTCTCTGGCTGCGTGTTTATGCGCCACACCAGCGATAGCAGAAATCTCAATAAGTGAATCCATCAGCGTTTTGATAGCGTCTACCGCTGCATCAGGCCATGTTGCATTACACATGCTCCACCTCCTGGCGAATACGGGCAGCGAATACCATCACGCAGCCATCAGGAGATTGCTGGCGTGCTTCCTGTTCGCTGGTGACCTCGATGTGAATCACGCGCGGTTGTGCCGTACTCAGGGCGATAAAACGCCAGATAAAATTGTTTTCGCATTTCTGAATAAACAGCGTGTTTTCTTCGCGCCCTTTCCATGTTGCCGAGATATAGCCCATGTCATTGAGCATCTCGCAGGCATCAACCAGCGTATCGGCGGCTACGTGTACAGTGTTTTTACCGTCAGCTATGCAATCACGGTGCACCGCCAGGAAGGTGTATATAAATTTAGGGTGAGTTTGGGTATGCTGTGTTCCAGCCATAATCGTTACTCCTGTTAACGGTTTGGTTAGAAGCCCCGTTACTGCTCCAACAGTGCGGGGCTTCGTCGTTTCAATTGCTGAATTGCATGTATCAGCCCTTGTGGTATTCAGATTACATTTTGGTGAATACCATTTCAAGTCTTTTTTGGTATTCACTTTTGTATTACACTGCATCCCGTTATTAATCGGAGGTGCAAACATGTCCACGAGTTCTGTTAACAATAAGTCACAGCAACTGAATGCCAGATTTCCACATGAAGTAGTGAGTGGCATTGAGGCATCCCTACAGCCAGGGGAAACTAAAGCGAATTTTATAGTTACGGCTGTGCGCGGTGAAATCGCCCGCCGCCAGGCAGAAGGAAGCGGAGAAAATCCCCTGGTTTCTTCGCTCGATGCGCTGGAACAAATGGAAAAAATAGGGGTCGAACTCGCCGAAAATATAGAGCAGCTTGTTTCCGTTGCTCGTGAAGAACTCCAGCGGCGCAAGGCCAAAGGGTAGCCAGAATAATCACCATTCGCGCCAGAGCCTAAGGAACTCGAGCGCCAGACTGTAAGCAGGGGGCGAACCATGCCTAAATTAAAAGATTTTTTAGCCCAGCAAATGGCGAAAGAAATTGCACAAGAAACCGAACAGGGAAAGGTTAAAACCTTCCACCTTGAGCAATTTCTTAAAACGCACAAGCGCACAAAAATGGGGCTATATACCTGGAAAACATCACGACATGGTGATGTTGAAGAGCAGAAATAACCACTATCAGCGCCGTGGTGTGAGGATCCATGGCACAAAGAAGTATCCAAGAGAAAAATGATGGACGCACAGAAACTAGATATACTCACCTCCTTTCTGGAAGAACGTAAACGAAAATGGGGGATAAAACCCCATCCTTCCACCAGAGAATTACCAAGAGCATCAACAGAGTGTTTTTTGCTTGAGGATTTCATCAAAAAAAGCAGTCCTGTTTTGTGCAGGAATACGCGATACAAGTAACCATTACCCAGTGCAGGCAACAGGGAAAAAATTCCACTAAAGATTTGCCCACCAGCCACAAATGCAGCATTGTTGGCGATGCATTCAGGTTTGATTTGCCGTAATACCCACTGGCGACCCTCTGCGGTCGCCTTTGTTTTATCCAGAACGAAACCAGACATCAGATTGATCAGCACCGGACGACCAGAAAAAATTGCATCAGTCGCGCCACCAGCAGTATTTTTTGCTTTCCGGACAGCTTGGCCAACGGCATTTTGCAGCAAAATATTCTGCATTTCTGGTGTGCTGTAGTAACGGTGATCAGTGCCTTCACTCTGTGCGACCACAACGCTATAATCTGCCTCGTAGACAGTAAGCAATATGGCGCAGTAGGCTATTCGTTCACAAAGGCGCTCCGGCAACGGGGCGCTTTCTCTTTTTGTAACGGTCAGAGCGTTACACATGGCTGTTTTCCTCCATGCGACGGGCTAACCAACGCTGCGAAAGACGAATTAATTCAGCTTTCCGCTGGTGGTAGCCCTGGCCTAACTCAATCAGCGTGATATTGCTCTGCTCAAGGTAAGAAAGGTGCTCAAGCTGCAACTTGCTCATGTGGTCGCGTGGTTCGCCTGTGATGCCGTTCGCCTGCGCCCACTGTTTTGCAGTCATGCCACCCAGCACGATACGCGCCAGCATATTGGCTTCCGTGGTGTAGTGGTGCTGGAACGTGTTTTTACCCAGTTCAGCCCGGTACGCCTCCAGCGCGGCACACATTGGCTTAAAGTAGCTGGCAACGGTGATACGGGCTTTCAGTTCCCGGCGTAATGCTGCGGAACGCACTGGCGCTACCTTGTGTAGCTCCTCCTCGCATTTGATAAAGTACTGGCGAACGGCGCGGCCCTGTTCGGTACGTTCGACCATCGCCAGTTCTTTCGCCATGTTCACTGTGATGATGTACTCAAGAGCGGTTTGCTGGCGAGATTTTGCGCTCACCGGATCGGGTCGGCTCAAATATTCAACAACCTCATAATCCACGCCTTCCGTGAACCCGTATTCTTCAATGCGCCCCTTGATCCACGAACGGAAAACGCGCCCTACACCTAACGCCTTATGTAACGCTCTGGCGCTAACAATAGTGGTTTCACGCCCACCAATAACGCCGGAAATAACCGGAATAATTTCAGCGAAATTTTGCAGATTCTGTTTTTCAGGCCGAACGAAGCCCCGCCCCTGTACAGGCGTATATCCAGTATTCATGGTTAAATCTCTGTATTAGTGGATGGGAGGCGGCTGTGTGCCGCCAGCCTGATTAGTGAACTGCCTCGCGGCTGTCCTTCCATGCCAGAACTTCGGATAAAGACCAGCCAACGGAACGACCACCGAGTTTACGCCGTGATGGGAATTGTCCGGCTTTTTCCAGGCGGTAGCGGCATGAACGGCTCAGGCCTGTAAGTTGCTGACATTCTTTTTCACGTATAAAGCGATCTGTGCTTAACACAATTCCCCCTTTGTTGTTTCTTAAAGAGTCATTGGGTGGATTATTGGGTTGGGTCGGATTGTGTCAGGGTGTTTATGGAATGGCAAACACTGGTGGCGGTCGTTTTACAGAAGTGGGGTAATGAGAATAAAAACTCTTTTAATTCATTGTGATGCGGTAGCGTAAAATTCTGTTTTTACGCCTTTTTTACATGTTTTTAAGAGTGATTCGCCAATGTACAAAAAGCCAGTAAAACGACTGAAAATCAACTTTTTAGGGTGTCGGTCAGATGATAATCAAGTTTGTTCCAGATTGTTCGCCGTTGTTCGTCGTTGTGTCTCGTTGTTTCACGTTGTGTCCGTTCTGAAAAATCGCGAAAAAAATTATATTTCTCTGGCTATTGGCAGTGTGGTTACGTTTTCGTGA